GTACCAGATGAATTTCCTAAATTTTATGTAATGCCACAATACGAAATTTCAACAAAAGAAGGGGAAAAATATAGAGTTGATTTCTTAATCTACTGTACAGAGAACGATATGTGGATGACAGAAGAAAAAACCTATCCGCAATATCAGAAAGAGAAAGTATTACTCGTTGAATTAGATAGTTTTTTATGGCACGGACAAACACCTGAACAATTTGAAAAAGAGAAAAAAAGAGAAAGAGATCTAATGAATGAAGGTTATAAAATTATGCGATTCTCTGGTAGGGAAATTATTAGAGATGTAGAAAAATGCGTTGAAGAAGTTATTGATTATTTTCTTAAGCCGAGATGACAGAAATAAGCCCTGATATATATAAAGATGGCCATACTGACATAGCACATCCCATAGCAAAAAAATGGGGAGAATATAGATTAAGTGGCGAGGAATGGCAAATACTTTGGATTATTATAGAGAAAACTTGGGGTTGGCATAAGGCTTGGGAAAATATTTCTCTAAAACAATTTTACGATGAAACAAAAATAAGAAAATCGAGCATTATTAGGGTAATCAATAAACTAACTGATAAAAACATAGTTCTCAAAAAAGAGAATAAAAACTTATGGGAATATCATATTAACAGTCATTTTGAGCAATGGAAAAATGTTCTCAAAAAAGAGAACGTTCTCAAAAAAGAGAATGGCGTTCTCAAAAAAGAGAATGGCGTTCTCAAAAAAGAGAATAAAAAAATCAGCGAACCAACACTAACAGGGAACTTTCCGACGCCTAAAGAAACTTCTTTAAAGAAACTTATTACAAAGAAAAGAAATACATGTATACCCGAACATGAAATTTTTGATTATTGGAATTCTAAAAAAATACAGATCCATAGAAACTTTGAAAAATTTAAAGAACATATTGCCGCCGCGCTCAAAATTTATACAGAACGAGAAATTAAGGATGCAATTGACAACTATGCTTATATCCTTTCTAATCCTGATAGATTTTATTTTACCCATAAGTGGGAAATTGATAAGTTTTTTACTCGTGGTATGGAGCGATTTTTACCCGTAAACTTTAAAGAGAAGGATTATCTTAAGAGAGTTTATAAATCTAAGGCCGAGCTTGATGAAGAGCGAAGCATGGGAATATTAAGTAAAGCATTTAAAGAGGAGGAGGTGAAAGAGAATGAGTAAGGTTTATTGTCGTAAGGTAGAAAATTGTTTTGATTGTCCTTATTGTTCTTGTATTCATTTACCAGAAAAAGAAGAATATTATTGTAGTGCTCTTTTCAAAGGTTTTGCGATTTTGGATATACATAAAATTTTAGAACAATGTCCCTTATTTAATTGGAACGAAGAAATTATAACCGATTTTCTCTATGAACTTTCTTTAACCGACGAGGACAGGAAGAGAATGAGAAAAATTGCAAAAAATTCAGATGGATCGAATAAAACTTTAGAGCAACTTTTCAATAAAGATAAAGGAAGTGAAAGATGACAAAAAAGGAAATGATAGTAATACTTGCAGTCCTGAAGGAAGCATATAAAGACTTCCAAATTACTGAAACTAAGATTGATTTATGGTTTAACTTGCTCGGAGATCTGGATTTTAAAATAGTCCAGATGGCTGTTAAAAAACTGATTCTTGAAAGTCCTTTTGTTCCGACTATTTCCGACATTAGAAAGCAGGCTATAGAGATTATGCATCCGGGTATCGATGCTACAGAAGCCTACGGAGAAGTTAGAAGAGCAATAAAAGAATATGGATATGATAACGCCCCTGAGGCCTTGCAGAGTATGTCACCATTAACTCGGAGAGTTTGCGAATATATAGGATGGCAAAATATCTGTCTATCAGAAGAGCCGAGTATTATCCGGGGACAGTTTCTTCGCATGTACGAACAATTGAGAGAAAAAGAACAGAAAGAAATGCTTTTGCCTGAAGGACTTAAAAGAGAAATTATTGAACTTACGGAGAGTAAGAAATTAGCGCTTAATGGAGGAGGCTTAAGTGAGAGAAATAAAGTTTAGGGCGTGGGATAAGGTTGACGAAGTGATACGTGAAGTTTTAAAAATAGACTTCGACCTTAAAGTTGTTTGGTTATTAAAATATGTAAATGGAGAAAAAAGAGCCTATGAATTGGAATTTGATGATATTGAACTTATACAATTTACAGGTCTTCACGATAAAAATGGAAAAGAGATTTATGAAGGGAATGTTCTGATAATTTATCAAATGGATGTTAATGGCAAGAAAATAGCAGAAGCGAAAAATGTCGTTCATTGGAACAATGCCGAAGCGAAATTTGATTTTGAATGGTCTACAAATGGATTAGTAGGAATTGGCGGAAGTGATTTTGATTTATTTCTTTATCATTTTAGAAAACCCGCAAAAAAAGAAAGTGCGATGGATTGGTATTTTACAATTAAGGTCATCGGCGATATCTATGAAAATCCAGAACTATTAAAGGAGGATAAATGAACGCAAACGCGCATCAAAGATATAAAACGAAAGACGGGATTATAGTTCCATCAGTAACTACGATTATAGGATTATTAAATAAACCTGCCTTAGTCCCCTGGGCCAATAAGTTAGGGCTTGAAGGCATAGATGTAAAAAAATATGTTGATAAGCTTGCAGATGTCGGGACCTTAGCGCATCAGATGATATTGGATTATTTTAAAAATGTTAAGATGGATTTTTCCGAATACAGTCCTGAAGTAAAAGATAAGGCGGAAAATTCCTTCTTGAGTTTTTTAGAGTGGGTTAGAAGTAAAAAGATAATACCAACTTTTATAGAAAAATCAGGAGTATCTGAAGGCTGGGGCTTTGGTGGGACATTTGATTTTTATGGCGTTATTGATAATGTTTTCACTCTAATCGATTTTAAAACCGGGAGCGGGATTTATCCCGAAATGTCGATACAACTTGCAGCCTATAAGATGCTCATAGAACATAACGATGAAAATGGGGTTGAACAAGCAATGATTTTAAGAATTCCACGAACGGAAGACGAAAAGTTTGAAATTAAGGTATGGACTAATTTGGATAAACAATGGGAGATTTTTAAGAGGCTTTTAGAAATTTATCAATTACAGAAAGAAATTAAGGAGGAGATTTAAGGAGGAGATATGAAATTAGAAGACCAAGTATGTAGTCTTGAATTAGCAAAAAGACTTAAGGAATTGGGAGTAAAACAGGAGAGTTTATTTTATTGGGTTTCTATACAAGGAAAATATTTTATTCAATATGCAATTTTTGTTGATTCTGAATATCAATCACAACTTACTTATTCCGCCTTTACCGTTGCAGAACTTGGAGAAGGATTGCCAGAGAAAGTTCTTTTTAATGAGGTAATGGGAGATAAAAGATTAAGTGATTTTTATGATGGTAATGAAGCCGATGCCAGAGCAAAAATGCGTATCTATTTAATTGAAAATGGATTGGTGAAGATATGAAAGTTAAATCTTGTTATTTTGCTACAAATGGACAAACAATGGTTTTTGATGAAGAAGGGAAACAGATACCTGAATTGCAAAAATTAGGATTTATTCTCGATATTGCAGATGAATTAAAAAAATATTGTGATGAAAATACTGAATTCAAATTTGTTCATTTTGGTACCAATGGACACACGGAGGCAATGAATTGCGAATTTAGTTGGTGGTTTAAAAAGAAAAAGGATAAAAAATGAGAACTCTAACCAAGAAACAAATTAAGAAAATCACTAAACAAAAAGTCTGGGATATGTTCTCAAAGTATATCCGTCTAAAGTACTCGGATAAAGATGGCTTTGTAATTTGCTATACTTGTGGAACTAAAAAATTCTGGAAGAAAATGCAAGCAGGTCATGGGCTTTCAGGCAGGGGAAATTCTATCCTTTTTGATGAGGAAATTGTAAGACCCCAATGTCCTCAATGTAATATCTTTATGCACGGAAATCCTGATGTATTTCATATGAAACTAATTAAAGAGTTTGGAGAATATTTTTTTGAAAGAAAATTGAGGGAAAAGAACACGGTTAAGAAATTTACACAATCAGAATTAAGGGAACTTTATGAACATTATAGCAAAGAAGTAGAGAAGTTATTGGAGGTGAAAGAATGAAAGACCGTTTATTACCTATCTTATTTATTTTTATTGGATTTATACTTGGTGAAATAACTTGGTTAATATTACATAGAAGGAGATAAAGGATGGAGTGGAAGATAGGTTGGAGAAATCCTATAAGATATATAAATCAATGGCACTCTCAAAGTGATAAACGAAAGGCAATTTTTATGTGGTGTTTTTGGGTTTGGAATAATAATGAACTTAATATTTGGATAGATAGAGGATTCCGATTCTTTGGGATTATGATTAATTGTAGGATTTATATTATGAGGAGGTGAAAGAGTGAGTTCAAACGATTTTGTTCAGATAGTAGAAAATAACGAAGGCAAGTTTGAAGTCTCTACTTGTGATATGGACTCTGATTGGCACGAATTGATAGGTATTGAGTCAGAACTTAAAAAGGCAATTCTCATTGCTAAAAAGTATATGAAGGAAAGGATAAAAGAGGGTTATCCTGTAGAATATGGTTTGTCAATTTACTTTAAGGAAGAGAGATGAAAATGAGTAAAATTTATGGTTATCTTGAAGAAGAATTAAGGTTGCCAAAGAATCTTTCAGGGGAAGGGAAGTTAATCTGGCTGCATAATAGACTTAGGGAAGTCTTAGAAAAGAATTCTGCTTCCAGGGTAAAAGCAGAGAATTTAAGGAAATACACAGAATCCTTAGAAGAGGCGGTAGATTATTTACTTGGGATAGGGGATTATAGAAGGTTATCTAATGAAGCCCGGAGGATTGTAATGTTTTTACTTTCAACCAGAAAGGCTTGGACATTTACATGGAGATTAGTTCATAAGAATCCGAAGGAAATTCTTAAGTTCTTAAATACTGATTTAATTCCTGATATTAGAAAGCAAATCATTCTTAATTTTTTAGAGGAACCGGCAAGGAAGCCATTTCAGGATTGGGAATTAAAGATAATAGAAGATTTAACATTAAACAATACACAATGTATGTATATGACTGGGAGAACCTATGAGAGTATCCGCTCTTATCGAATGCACAGAAAAATTGAGAGAAGAAAAGCCGATACTACAACAAGCCATTTATCAAAAATTGCTTAAAGACTATATTAAATCTTATCTTATTAGGTTTTAGCATTTGCAAATAATAGGAAGTATGCTATTAATATACCAATCCATTAATTGGAGTTGGATAACCCGTTATGGGTTAGCGAGAAGTAAGGTGTTGGAGGACTGAGAGGGTGAATGCCCTATAGGTCGGCAACGATGCATATACCAACATTTGGGTGGATTGCTGGTACGATATTACCAGAGGGATACAGAAGCGGAAATGGGGTGCTTCTGTTACTCGCAACGGATAGCGAGAATAAAGAAACCGACTTGCAAGGGTATAGCGAGGAGCGGCTGAAAACGGTGAGAGACCGTGAGCCTTAGTGAGATGTCGCTAAAATAATAGCTTCGCACACGGTAAGAGCAACTGCTAAGCAGTGAGAGTCTTGCGGCGCTATACCAATTAAATAGATGATTAAAAGCTTTATATATAAAAAGTTGAGGGAAGGCTCGGCAGCCCCCCTCGATAATATTCTAAGACTTAATTTTTCTCTGTCAATAGCATATCTGGAATTACAACGGGGCGGGTTTTGCTCCTCCTTTACCCGCTCCATAGAGGTTAAATGAATCATATTAACTGGGAAGAGATAAGAAATAAATATATATATGGAATACAAAAAGATGGGAAGTTTGAATTTCCTTCTACCCGTGATTTAGCAAATGAATATGGTATAGCTCCTGCGGGTGTGATGGACCATTCTGCTAAAGGTGGTTGGGTTAAAGCTCGTAAACAATATTTGAGCGAAAGACGAGCAAAAATAGAGCAAAAGGTAGCAGCAGAAATTTCTGAAGAGATAGTTCCTTTTGATACAGATTTATTTAATAAAGCAAAAGAGATATTAGGAGAATTGGATAATTTACTAATCGAAAAACCCAATGATGCTTTAATTTTAGCTAATACTCTTAAATCGTTGAAAGATGTTGAGAAAGCAGTCTTAGGCGAAGGGGATAAGGGTGGAGGCAACGATAGAACAGAAGACATTGAACAAGCACTCGAAAGTCTTAGAAGCGCAATTGAATCTTCTAAAGACAACGATCTATGAGAATAAATACATTCCACACAAGCCAACAGTCAAACAGGCGCAGTTTCTTATGTCGCTTGATCTTGAACTCTTATATGGTGGAGCAGCGGGTGGAGGAAAGTCTGATGCACTTCTTATGGCAGCTCTTCAATTTACTGAATATCCAAATTATAATGCACTTTTACTCAGGAAGACTTACCAGGAACTTGCCTTACCAGAAGCAATTATGGATAGATCTATGCAGTGGCTTGAAGGGACTAACGCCAAATGGTATGCAAAAGAATACAGATGGCAATTTCCAAGTGGGGCTAACCTTACATTCGGATACTTGCAGAACGAAAACGATAAATACAGGTATCAATCCTCAGCCTATCAGTTTATTGGATTTGACGAACTTACAGAATTTATGCAAAGCCAGTATGTCTTTTTGTTTGCAAGGTTAAGGAAAGGTGTTGATATGAACATACCCTTAAGAATGAGAACGGCAAGTAATCCTGGAGGCATAGGACATGTTTGGGTAAAAGATAGATTCATTACTAAAGGTTTATTTATACCTGCAACGCTTGAAGATAATCCTTACATTGATAGAGAAAGTTATGAAACCTCTTTAAATAAATTGGACCATATAACGAGGGAACAATTAAGACATGGTAACTGGGACATCAATGTTGAAGGCTCTTTATTTAAGAGGCATTGGTTTGAAATCATAGACCAGGCCCCAGCGGATCTTGATAAAGTCAGATATTGGGATTTAGCAGCAACGACTTCAAATACTTCGGACTGGACAGCAGGAGCATTGCTTGGCGAGAAGGATGGGATTTATTACATCCTAAATATTCAACGAATGAGAGGAACGCCTTTAGAAGTAGAACAGTTAATCAGGCAGACTGCAATGTTAGACAGTATCGATATTTCAATTTATATGGAACAGGAGCCAGGGAGTTCAGGCGTGAATACTATTGACCATTATCAGAGGAATGTTTTGAATGGTTTTGCATTTTACTCAGATAAGAAAGCAAGTTCAAAGGAATTGAGAGCAAGACCTCTTTCGGCAACGGCGGAAGCGGGGAATGTGAAAATAGTTCGGGGATCTTGGAATGAGGACTTTTTAGATGAGATAGAAGCATTTCCACAGGGAGAACATGATGACCAGGTTGATGCAGTTTCGGGAGCGTTTGGAAAATTGGGGCCGGTTGAAGAAGAAGTAGAGAAAAAAGTAATTTATGATGCGATGGATCTAGTCAACATAGACTTTTAAGGAGTTTAAATGAAAGAGAAAGTGAAGGTAGAAAACGAATTTGAAGAAATCCTAAAAGAATCGTATAAATCTATTGAGGATATATTCTCTTCAGAGGATAAGGGCTGGGTAAATCTTTCTCAACTATCTCTAAAAGCTGAATTTACGGCGTCACAAAAGAGAGACATAATCAAGCGTTCCCGTTTTTACTCTTCAATAGATCCATTAACAGTTCAGGCACTGCGTTTGTGGAGTGACTATTCGCTTGGTTCGGGTCTGATTCGCAGCACTGAAAAGTTAAATGTAGATAAAGTTTTAAAAGATTTTTGGGATGCTCGCATTAATAAACCAGTACTATCTTGCAAAGGGCAGCGACAAAATTCTTATAAATTACTCATAGATGGCAGTATTTACTTTGCCTTATTTTTAGGTTCTGAAGGAAAGGTAACAATTAGAAGAATTGATCCTTTAGAGATGACCGAGATCATTACTAACCCAGATGACTTAGAGGACATAAGATATTATAAGCGGCAATGGATTAATTCGCAAGGACGAGCAAAAGAAGGTTATTATAGGTCTTGGCAGAACATAAAAGATGAAAGCACTCCAGATATGTCTGGTCAAGCGAGGACATCAGATCAAGAGGCTATAATATACCATATTGAGCGCGAGCCTGACGGTTTACCATTGATCTTACCTGCTATGGATTGGATCAAACTTTTTAGACAGTTCTTGGCTTCTAGAGTGGCGATCATATTAGCCTTAGCTCGGTTTGCCTGGAAGACAAAGGCAATAGGCGGAAGTAAGGCAGTATCCGGGATAAAAACTCAAGTGGATCAAACAAGGCCAGATGCTGCTAGTTGGTTGATTGAAAATATGGGTTCAGATACTCAACCTATCAAAACAGATACCGGCGCCTCGGGAGCTTACCAGGATGGGCGAATGCTTAAGTTGCAAATTTGTGCTGCCTTTGGAATAACGGAACAATACTTTGGGGATATATCCATTGGCAGTTTAGCGACAGCACAGACCGTTGAGCTTCCAATGATAAAAATGTTTAGCTCTTACCAGAACTTGTGGCTTGAAGCATACAAGGACATTTCAGATATTGTATTGGAATACAATGAAATTCCAGAAGCGGAAAGAATCTTCGACTTTGACCTGCCAGCAATTTCGCCAGAAGAGACGGCGGGTATAGCAGCCAACATCGCAGCTTTAATTCCTGTCATTCCAAGCCTTTCTTACTCACAAGACGTGTTGCAACAGGCGTTAATGTCCGTAGGGATTAAGGATGTTGAAAAAGCCATTGAAAAGCTGGGTAAGGTATCAGAAACCGATAAAAGTGTTGCTCTTATTAAAGCACTTCAGAGTTTTAAGGAGACATTAAAGTGAAATGTAAAAGGTGTAATGGAAAGGGTTATCTTGAATTTGAACATGGCCTGATCCAGCTTATTTGTGATAAGTGCAAAGGAACGGGAGAGGAAAATGACAGTAATAACGGAGATAAACGGGATACTGGAAAAGCTACAAAGCAAGATTCCGTGCAATCCAAACGCAAAGCAAAACATAAAGCTCGCTGATAGGATGGAGAAAGATTTGATTGATTACTTTGATGCTATGAGCAAGGCTTTTCCATATCAAGATTTGGAGAAGATTTATTCTAAATATATAAAAGAATCTATTGAGGATGACGCTAAAAAAGTTTTAGATCCTATCCTGAATGTATTAAATACTAAACTTAAAGTAAAGGTGGCTGGACATTTAACAACGATCTATGTTAGCGGTAGTGCTGAAATGATGGACTGGGGGGGCTTACCTTTTGAAGGAATACCAAGTCCTGAAGCAATTAGCTGGGCAGAAAAGCATGCTGCAAAATTAGTTACTCAAATGGATGAAGAAACAAAGAATAGACTAGCTCAAGTTATTAGTGATGGGATAGCAAACAAACGAGGGCCCGGAGGTTTAGCCACAGATATTAAACGTGAATTGGGTTGGATGGGACGCTCTCGTCCTTCTGAGATTCCTGGAAAAACAATGCAGAGTAGAGCTTCTCTAATAGCTCGTACTGAGACGGCAGATGCTTTAGGGCAAGCCTTTGAAGATAGAGGTAAAGAGATGGATACAGAAGGTAAGGAATGGGTTACAGTAGGGGATAATAAGGTAAGTGATGGTTGTTTAGAAAATGAAGCTGCTGGAGTTATTCCTTTTAATGATGCATTTCCAAGTGGACACATGAGACCGCCAAGATTTCCTGGTTGTCGTTGCGCGTGTGCGCCAGCAAGATTAAATAAATAAAAATTTAGGAGGTTAATATGCCATATAAAAATTTAACTGAACTCCCACCACCTGTTAAGGATAATCTTCCTACTCATGCTCAGGAGATTTTCATGGCTGCTTATAATTCTGCCTATGAACAACATGGCAAAGAAAAGGATGCAGAGATAACATGTAATTCAATTGCATGGACTGCGGTTAAGAAAGCATATAAAAAGAATGAACAAGATAAATGGGTTTCAAAAGAAACTATTAAGGAGATAGTTATGAAAACAAAAGAAGCGGCTTATCCGTGGGACCAGTGTATGGCCGACCAGATGGCACGCTATGGAGATGAGGAAACCGCTAGAAAAGTATGCGGAAAAATCAAAGCTCTTTATGGTTCCGA